TTTCTTCAACAGCAACAGTAACTTCTTTTACAAGTTCAGGAAGTTCCTGTGATGCCTTGGTAAGGAAGTTAGCAGTGCCCTTATCACCAACAAGTGTGCTTGCATATGCAAGACCTGTAATAATGAGTGGCATGATTGCGGCTTGTGCGCCTGGGTCAATGTTTGCCTTAGCAAGGAAATAAGAAAGTGCGCCAACAACTGCACCCTTTAGAGTTTGGTCTGCGACCTGTTGATTCTTCGTAGCCATGAATGCTCCTTGTGATAGGGTATCCTTTAATAATACTGTATCTGGAGACTTACTGCTCTTGGATATGTGCATAGAACGGAGGACCCGTATGAGGGTCGTAATGAGCCGCAACGGTAAGGGCCTTCAAGGCAAGACTCTTCGCTTGGGGAGCAGTCAACTTCTTCTTGGGAAAAAGAGCCTTAAGAGCACCCAGTGCGTATGGACCCCCCGTCCCCAAAGCATAGAGACCATTGTTGTCGGAAGCCCACGAGTAGTCGCTGTCAATGACATAGATGACACCGTGGATAGCAACCAAGATTGATGACCCTTGTTCTGCAAGATGGTCTGATTGGTCATTAGTAGGGGCAGAATAACCTTGTGAATCAAAACTAGCACTATTAAAATAAAAACTATAAATTA